ATTGACCTACAGGCATCATGTCTTATCCTTTCCATCTAGCTTTATCAGACGATCCAAGTACCACTGTGACTTGAGTAGATCCTCTTGTTTGTTCTTGTAACGCCAGCGGTGTAGGTACTTAGCTATGTTACCACGCAGGTAGCCTATGTATTCCTCTGTGGTGAGGAAGTCTTCTATGTAGTCAATGCACTCAATGCTACCCTTACCATAGTGCGCTGGGTTGTTGACGTTATCCGCTGCCGTAACAGGCGGTTCTATTCTATTATGCTCAGCCAATACGCTCTCCTTAAAGTCTTGGTTCTCTTTCATCAAACGTTTCCATTCACTACGAATCATTCTTCCTCCAGACAGAAGCTACACCATGTGTCCTTGCTTGCATTACCACAGCTGACACACTTGCGCCACTTATTCTTTTCATCACGTTCTTGGGATGCCTTACGTTCCTCTGGTGTCATAGGTCTTATGTCACTAAAGTCTGCCTCTAAAGGCCACTCATTGTCTGTCACGGAGTACCTCCTCATACTTGTTGAACAACTGCTCAAACTTCCACTGGTATAGCTGTTGCATACCCATCAAGGTGTTCATCATCTCATCATGTGTAGGCTCACGTTCACCGTCACCTATCTGTCTGAACACTACCTGTAGGTCATCACAGACATGCCAGCAATCCATTATCATTGGCTCTAAGTCATACAGTTTAGTCATCATCATCCTCCGTCAGTGCATCCCATGACACAGGGAATAGTTCAAGCATCTTACGATCAATCTGCCGTGCTACCTCTCGTGTCTCTGCCTGTGTGTCAGGCTTACAACGCAGGTTACACATATCAGCGAAGGCATCCAAGCTACCTGACCAGTACCACTCAGTCATAGTAGACTGTGGCAGCACCATCCGTGCCATCTCAGGTGCTACACCATGCTCAAGAAGATCGTTGTAGGCTTTGAGACATGCCCAGTTAGTATCACCCCAGTCACCTACATCAACGACACCATCAGACCCCTGCTTCTTATCCGCCGACTTACCACGCCATACCTCTGGAGTATAAAACTCAGGCTCATCATCTACGTATCGCCTAGATATTTCGTTCCATCTCAAGAACTTATGCTTGACTAGCTGCCGTGCTACAAAGATCGGAGCCTTAACGTGGAAGCTTGCGAAGCAATGCCCAAAGGGACTGATATGACGATGCTTGGCAAGGTAACGGATCAGCTTATCATCCTTAGCCTTGAGCTTTGGTGGCCCCCAAGGATCGTCTTCCATCTCACTTGTCTTACCAAATGACACACGGGCAGCGTTAGCTACTGTTAAGTCATTACCCATGTGGTTTATGTATGTTGCTTTAATCATCTGCATATCTCCTCAATCTTATCTATTTCTACATCAAACCACTCACCTCTTACTCTATTGAGAGAGAAAGTATTATGTAACACACCCTCTACGTATCTAGCATCTTTGGCTGTCCACGGCCCCCAAGTCTGTAGCAGCTTTAATTTATGAGGGCTACCTATTTGTAGGCTATTACGTCTTTCTTTTGGTGATGAACTCATGCCAATTTTTATGTACCCTGTATTGCTGCACTGCATTGCGTATATATAAGAGGGTTCAGTAGTGCAACGTAATGAACTTATGTCATCATCCACATTGATCTTAATCCTACTCATTAGAATGGAACCTCACCGTACTTGTTTCGTGGATCTACATAATAACCTGGCTGCATATAGTCAGGCTTCTCTGCGCTGGGCTTAGGGTGGACACTCTCTAGGCCCATCTCTTTAAGGAAATCTTTAAGATCGTTCATGATAGTAACTCCTTTAATCTCTCTAGGTCATCAGTTAGCCTATATTTGATGTCATCGTCAAGCCGGAAGGCTGTACTATTTGCATTTGTCCATAGTGCTATCTCTCTACTAAACTGCAAAGTCTTGTGTGCAGCATCAGGATCTAGTGCTACGATAACATCGTCATACTCGCTTATTTTATCCATGTGTGCGGCTGTGAGGGCTGTGCCAAGTATTGCCATAGCTGTTACATTAGGGAACTCCTGATAAGCAACCATAGCTGACACACAATCCTCTAATACTAGAAGTGTTGAGCCAGTCCCTACAGTGTAGTAGTCTGCCTTACCTGTATAGCGATACCACTTAGGCAGCTTCTCGCCCACTGCACGTCCATTAGCATCAATGATGCGCCCTTTGTAGTGTATAGGGAATACAACACGTTCATCCTTAACGTCATAGAGTAAGCGTCTGTCTACGATACCCCAGCGTTTAGTGAACCTGTGAAACTTATCATGCTCTGCTGTAGGCTGCACCACATACTCAGGTATCTCCATAGTCTCAGGCTCCATCTGCATAGGCTTCTCTTGTTTAGCCATGAGGATCTTTATCTCTGCTGCTGTCAGATCTGTGTGATGATACCCGCCAATGCTACAGTTTAGCTTATAGCAGTTGTACTTGATTAGCCCCATCTCTTTGGTGATAGTAAATGTGTTCCTGCTATGGCAGGATGGGCAGTTCATACGTCTGCTCTCATCCTCTCTTAAGTCGAGGCTGTCTAAGTATTTACGAATGTTCATTACGGACATGTAGGTAATCCTTATCTTCCATTGTTTTTATTCTATGACAGTTTGCACATAAAACTTGACACTTACGTATTTCATCCTTTATTTTCTTCATACCCCAACCTTTATGGCATTGCGATATAGTAAATAGTTTTTTATCTGGATTTATATGATCAAACTCTAATGCAGCATAGTGTTTTTTATAACCACAGAACGCACAACCTACAAACAGTTTATACCTTTTAATGTACTCTAGTTTTTTCTTAGCGGTTCTTTTGTTGATTTCCTTTGACAGTTTCTTACACTGGTATTTGGGTTGGCAATGACCTGTGTTTGTATTATAACAATAACGTTTAAATATTTTACCGTCTTTTTCTGTCCCTCTTAGATCAGGGTAGCCCAGTTTAACCGCTTCAGATACTGATATGTATACTCTATTTGTCATTGTCATCTTTACCTCTCGCTGCTAGTGCCTTAGATGCACCACTGAATGTGTTGACCATGTAAGGCTTTACTGATCCAACTTCCTTGTGTCCTGTTACCTGCATGATACCTGCTAAGTCTGCACCACCCTCCATCATCTCTGTAACAGCGGTACGCCGTAAGTCCATAGCTGTTAGTGTCATAGGTAGATTAGCTTCCTTGAGTACCTCATTGATAATGATACCTATTTCTACTTTATCGTAGGGTGAGTACGCCCCAGCTCTAGGCTTGACACGAGGCGCAACGTAGTCCTGGAAACCAAAGTCTTTCTTTTGTTGTCGCAGCATATCACACAAACCCTTAGATATAGGAAGGTGTATTTCTGCGTTGCGCTTGCTTTGAGTTAAGTCCATGCGGCACTCAGTTAAGTCTAACTTATCCCACTTGAGAACACGCATATCACCAACACGCTGCCCCCAATCGTAAGCCATGTGAACTATAAGACCAATGCTGCGCCAGCGGAAGTCACCATAAGCTGTGGAAAGGAATGTCTGAACTTGATCTCTGCTCCATAGTACACGCCGTGGTTGACCAGACTTGGTTTCTAATAGAGCCACTGGATCGTGCGTCATTACGTCATGTCTCATTGAATGTTTCCATGCTACAGACAGAACAGACTTACGATAGTTAGCAGTGCGAACACCAACGGATAGCCAGCTTTCATAAGCCTGAGTAAGGTGACGTACCTTGATACTCTTATGGCGATACGCCCCAAGGCGCTTGCCCTCCACTACTGTGCTACACACCGCAGCCAGTTGAGTATCGTAGTCCTTCTGTGTCGTAGCTGCCAACCTGGCAAACGCAGGTGACTTGGCATAGAAGTCTACGATCTCTTGTAGTGTGGCTGATGCCTTGGGGATATTCATTTCTCTCTCCTGTAGTTTAAGGGTTTATATAGACGTAGCCTAGGTAAAGAAAGGGTGCTAGGACATACAGACCTGCTAGTGATCTTAATATTTCTCCTATCATGATCTATAGCTTTTCAGAACAGTATTCTTAACACTCTTCATGGTTATACGATGCACCTTGTTGTCCTCAAATAGTTTAGCTCGTAGACGATGGGCATCGTAGGGTGTGAACACTGTAGATACAAACTCCTCATGCTGATTGACGTATGTGTTCTTATAAACCTTGATTGCTTTACTGGCTATCATAACACTGTCTCCTCAATAAGCACATAGCGTGTATAGTTCTGACCTGTCACAGGGTGCTTACCCTTAACGCCATCAATGCGGTAGCCTGACTTGCGTAGCTCAGAGATACGCTTAGTGAATGACTGGATGCTGTAGTCCAGCATAGCCTCACGCTGGGTCAGACCCTTGGTTGCACGAAGGTGTGTGATGATCTTAG